GGGGCTACACTTCACCCCAAAATTTATAACGATTTTTTTTGCACACAAAGTGTGACATTAGCCTATATAAGGAAATAGTAACAGGCTGTTGTCACAGTGGTAAATAATTCTATAACAATGTGATTATAATGATGTAAGAAAATAAATATAGTAAATAACAAACACATGGGCCCATATAAACAAAAAGGTATCGACTTCGGTGCTGGTACAGGATCTAACCCTGAATCGAAACCAAGCCGTAAAGCTGACAGACAAGCTAAGAGAGCTACCAAAAAAACAACAAGGCAAGCTAATAAAGCTACGAAGAAAGCTGCTATAGATGCAATGCCTGGTACAACAAAGTTGGAGAAAAAAATGAATTATGCTGGGGCTAAGACTGCGGCTAAAGATAAAGCACGTAGAGACAAGAGAGTTAAGAAGAAGGATGTAGTTACTCAAGCTAGTAGAAAGATAGAAACACCTAAAGCCGCTAAACCAGGTGTTGTGAAGCCAACAGTTAAGAAGACTATTAAGAAGGTGCAAACTAAAAGAGGTACTGGAGTAACTTACAAAGCTGCATGGGACGCTGATAAAGGTGGTGTTAAGAGTAAATACAAAAACTACGAAGCATTTAGAAAAGCAGCTGTAGCATATAACTCTAGAAAAGACAGTACAGGCGTTATGAAATCAGACGCTAACAAGATGGGGCCGAAAAATAAGAAGTAAATAAAGAAGCTATGCCAAAAGGAAAAGGTACATACGGAAACAATGTTGGAAGGCCTAAAAGAAAACAAACAAGGGAAGTGGCCGGACGAGCAAACTCAGTTACAACTGAGACGGTAACACCTAGAAAACGAGTAGTAAAAACAGTTAGTGGGGAACATGGCGCACACACACTGAAGAAAACTAAAATGAAGCGAAGTGGAAAGACAAAAACAACCACTAAACAAATTAGCGCTAAAAGAGCTAAAAGAGTAATTAAAAGAGGAAGAAAGAAAGCAGGAAATTAATCAATTATAAACCAAAACAAATCAAATGACCTATTATTACTACAAAACCAGTACACTTAATACTGGAAAACCGAACGTATCGGAAGACAAGATCAACGAGTGGAAGCACTTAGCTGATAAAAAGAACTGGAGAATAACACAACTACCTAATGGGTACTACCAAACAGAAGTCAACAATCCAAACGACGCAGACAAATGGGTCGACATCACGCGTAGAGAAACTCTCGATGGAGCTGAGGCTGCTATCAATGGCAGTGTGGAACACTTTGGAAAGAAACTGGAATTCATTGGTGGACCGAAAGTAGTTAAAACCTTCGATTCTTAAGCATTATACAATTTAATTAAATTCAATTCAATACATTATGGAGTACAATTTACCTAGTGAATTGGTCAAAGACTTAAACTTTGGCCGAGAAGCTGAGAATAGAGTAATAGCTGGCGTTAATAAGCTAGCGCAAGCCGTGAAATCCACATTGGGCGCATCGGGAAAATGCGTTATTTACGAAGATGGAAGAGGCAAACCGGTCATAACAAAAGACGGAGTAACCGTTGCAGAAAGCGTAGTCTTATTTGACCCGGTTGAAAATATGGGTGCTACCTTAGTTAAGGAAGCAGCTAGAAATACAGTGAAAGAGGCTGGTGACGGTACAACTACCGCTACTGTTTTAGTAGAAGCCTTGATCGATTCTATACGTACTGCCGTCGCTGCAGACGTTTCAATCAGAAAAATTAAAGATGGAGTGAACCAGTGCCTAGAAGAGGTGATGGAATACCTAGATTCCTCTGCTATAGAGGTAGAAGGTGACATGCTTAAGGCTGTTGCTGCTATTTCTTGCAATAATGATGAGGAATTAGGGGCAATTATTGCCGAAGCCTACGAAAAAGTAGGGAAACACGGTGTTGTTTTGCTAGAAGAGAGTCCAACTGAGGATACTTACGTAGAAGTAGTGGATGGCGCGCAAATAGATTGCGGTTTAACCTCTCCACATTTCATCACTAATACAGAAAAACACTTATGTGAGTTAGACAACCCACTCGTTTTGACTGTTTCCTCTGAAATCCCCAACATTCGCAAGATTCAGAACATATTAGAACATGTTATAAAGAATAACCGCTCATTACTTATTGTAGCTCCAGTAGCACAGCAGGTTAAATCAGCATTGTTAATGAACAAGGTTAAGGGTAATATTAAAGTAAACATCGTAGACCCACCTGGTTTCGGTCCTACACGTATGGACGCTATAGAGGATTTGTCTATCTTAACAGGTTCTACAGTTATCAATGAAGAGTTAGGAGATGATCTTGACCTTATAACAGTTGAACACTTAGGTGAGGTTGAATTTTCTGTAACAGATGATAAGAACACTACGATTACTCTTGATGGTACTAGCAATGCTGTACTAGAGAGAATAGTTGAAGTTAAAGCTAAGATCTCTGAGGAGAAAAACGGTTTCATTAAGAAGAAGCTAGAACAGAGGCTAGCTACTTTGTCAGGTAGTGTAGGCGTTGTAAAGGTTGGAGCTGATTCTAAGGTGGAACTTAAGGAAAAGAAAGATAGAGTGGAAGATGCTATCTATGCTACGAAGGCTGCGCTGAAAGAAGGGATCGTCCCAGGGGGTGGAGTTGCCCTCCTTGATGCTTCTCAAAAAATTCTCTCCGGACAAGCCGGAGAAGTATTACTCAAAGCCATTAAAGCTCCGTACAACACCATACTAGACAATGCTGGATTAAGCATGTTAGCGACCGATGGTGCTATCGGCACAGGTATCAACGTTGTGACTGGTGAATGTGTTGATATGGTTCGAGCTGGTATTGTAGATCCAGTACTAGTAACTAAGACAGCTTTAAAGAATGCAGTATCTGTAGCTTTAACTATAATGTCAGCTGATTGTGTAATCTCAAATATTAGAGTAAATGAAGGCAGTTAATGATTATATAGTTGTAGAGCCAATTAAAGAGGAGAAGAAAACCTCAGGTGGTCTTCTACTTACCGACGATACAGATACAGATAATAGGTATAAGAAAGCTAAAGTAGTTTCTGTAGGTAACTTAGCTGAGTTAATCAAAGAAGGCTCAGTGGTTATGTACGACCAGCATGCGGGTCATGATATATCTTATGATGGTTTGCTATACAAAGTTATTAAACTTAGGGATATAGTGTTAGCCGATGGGTAGACCTATAACAGCTCAAGACCTCAAAGACTCTCATTTCCTCAAGTACTATAGATTGGTTCGGAAATGGGCGTGCAAAGCTAACGATATAAAAGATGCTGACTTAGAGTTGTTGATATATTTGAATTGTCTAAACAGATTTACTAGAGATGATTTCATCAACGGAGTATATGCTTACACTTGGGATAAACACCGGTGGGAGAGGTTGAGGAAAGCAGGGTGGATAGATGTTTGGAGGCAAAGGAATCGCACAACGATAAAGTATACAGTTTACAAAACATCGTTTAAATGTAATCATCTTATAAGTAGGATATATAGAATACTACTAGGTGAGGAAGATATACCTACGTCGATAACAAATCCTTACTATAATAACAAATCATATACGGATAAGGTCATGAATAAATCTATAGACGATATGATTAAAGATAAAGATAGATAATGGGATTACTACAAAAAGTATTATCATCTGGAGCTGGAGAGCTAATCAAAAATGTAGGTGGGGTTTTAGATAACTTAACTACATCTAAGGAAGAGAAGTTAGCTGCTCAGCAAAAGATTAAACAATTAATATCTAACCATGAGTTAGAGATGCAAAAGCAGGTGACCAATAGATGGGAGGCTGATATGAAGTCTGACTCTTGGTTATCTAAAAATGTTAGACCACTAGTACTTATATTTCTAGTTGTATCAACGGTGTTAATGATATTCATTGATGCTGGAGCTATATCTTTTAACGTAGAAGCTAAGTGGACTGATCTATTACAATTAGTATTAATAACGGTGATAGGAGCCTACTTCGGAGGACGTTCACTAGAGAAAACAAAAAAGTAAATTAAATTAAATTATGGCAAAAGAAAAAATGGTTGATTTAAAACCAAAAGCAGAGAAGATTACTGAGGAGCAATTAAAGAACTTACAGTCTGTAGTTAATGATAACAACGCTATTCAATTTCGGGTGGGTGCACTGGAAGCTCAGAAGCATGAGTTAATCCACCAGCAAGCTAACATACAATCTAAGATTATTGAATTACAAAATACATTTAGCGAAGAGTACGGTACGTTTGACGTAGACTTAGCTGATGGTACAATTAACTACCCTACTAATGGATAGTAATGTTATAAGAAAGATTACTATAGGTAAAGACTATAAGAATGATGCTATGCATTACTCCGTTGGTCAGAATGTTTATGGTGGTCATACGATATGTGATATACTAGAGGAAGAGACCAAGTACTCTATTTACATAAGAAAGGAAGACATAGTTATACCTTGGAAAGACTTTAACAAGAATATGGCTATATCAGTTGAATACGATCTAGAGTACTAATGAAACCTTTATATGATTATATAATAAGACCTCTAGGTGAAAGGTATAATAACTCTGTAGAAGTAGGGGATGGTAAGAGCTTAATATTAAACACGGAAGTATTTAACCATGGATATATTAACCGCAAAGCTATTGTTGTCTCTACTCCTATTGATAATATACATAACTTACAAGAAGGACAAGAGGTTATAGTTCACCACAACATATTTAGAAGGTGGCACAACGTTAAGGGTGTTGAGAAGAATAGTAGAGGCTTCTTAAGTGAGGGAGAGTATCTAGCTTCACCTGATCAGATATACATGTATAAGACTGTAGCTTGGGAATGTATTAGTGGTTACACCTTCATAAAACCATTAAAGAATAAAGATGTCTTCTCATTAAACCCTGAACAACCTTTAGTCGGTATAGTCAAATACTCCGACGGTACATTCTTACCTACTCAGCTTGTTGGATTTTCACCCGGAGATGAGTTCGAGTTTGTAGTTGAAGGAGAGAGGTTGTATAGAGTTATGAATAGATTTATTAATATAGAATATGAATATAAAGGAAACGAAGAAGAGTATAATCCAAGCTGGGCACATAGCAGTTGAAGAACTAATCAAGGTAGCTAAGGAAGCTATTGTAGATTCCGACGACGATATATCAGCGGATAGGCTTAAGAACGCTGCAGCTACAAAGAAGCTAGCTATATTCGATGCTTTTGAAATACTAAACCGAATCGAGGAAGAGGAGAGAGTTATTAAAGATCTAGAGAAGTCAAAGCAAGATCTAAATAAACCTAAGTTCCAAGGGTTCGCAGAAGGGAGGAGTAAATAATGTATGAACAAACACTTTATAAAATAGTAGAACCAGTCAAGCTTACCACTATCAAGAGATTGAATAAGGGCAAGAAATGGAAGTATGGCTATGACAAGGAAAGTGATATTGTAGTCGTATCTAAAACCGGTGAGATAGGTGAGATAGTTGAGATACAAGGTTTGAGAGTAGCTTTACCTAAAGTACCTAAAGAAGTTTTTAGTTGTTCTAAAACAAAGAAAGAACAGAAGTGGAGAAGGTTTGAACCTAACTCAGCTTTCAATAAAATTAAAACTAGGTTTGACTGGGATACTTACCCTAAAGAATTTAAAGAGTTACATTATAAATACATAGACGAAGAGTTCAAGAGAAGAGATAATGGCTTCTGGTTTATGAACAATGGCAATCCGACTTGGATTCCTGGTAGTTACTATATGTATCTGCAATGGAGCAAGATAGATGTTGGAGCTCCAGACTTTAGAGAAGCCAATAGGCTTTTCTTTATATTTTGGGAGGCCTGTAAGGCTGATCAACGTTGCTATGGTATGTGTTATTTAAAGAATAGACGTTCAGGTTTTTCTTTTATGAGTTCGGCTGAAACCGTTAATTTAGCTACCTTAGCAAGTGATAGTAGATTTGGGGTGTTATCTAAAAGTGGGGGTGATGCGAAGAAGATGTTTACAGATAAGATAGTACCTATAAGTATTAATTATCCTTTCTTTTTCAAACCCATACAAGATGGTATGGATCGTCCGAAGTCAGAGCTAGCCTATCGTATCCCAGCTAAAAAGTTCACCCGTAGAAAAATGGGGGTTCACGAAGAGCAAGATGATATGGAAGGTCTTGACACTACCATTGACTGGAAGAATACTGGTGATAACAGTTACGATGGGGAAAAGCTTTCTCTATTAGTACACGACGAGAGTGGTAAGTGGGAGAGACCAGATAATATTCTTAACAACTGGAGAGTTACTAAAACCTGTTTGAGGTTAGGTGGTAGAATAGTTGGTAAGTGTATGATGGGGTCAACTTCTAATGCACTGGACAAAGGTGGTGATAACTTTAAGAAATTATATGGAGACTCAGATGTTACTAGACGAAATAGGAATGGACAAACAAAGTCTGGTTTATATTCTTTGTTTATCCCAATGGAATGGAACTATGAAGGATTTATTGACCAGTTCGGAGTTCCAGTCTTTGATAGTCCAAGTGATGATGTTTACGGACCACACGGTGAATTAATAGATATAGGTGTTGTAGATTACTGGGAGAATGAAGCTGATGGTCTGAGGGATGATCAAGACGGATTAAACGAATTCTACAGACAATTCCCAAGAACAGAAGAGCACGCATTTAGAGATGAGACAAAGAATAGTTTGTTTAATCTTATAAAGATATATGAACAAATAGATTACAACGAAGGAAACAGAAACTCTTCAGTACTAACCACTGGGAATTTCCAATGGGAGAATGGAGTTAAAGATACTAGAGTTACCTTTAACCCAGATCCAAATGGTAGATTTAAAGTAAGTTGGGTTCCTAGTAGAGGGATGCAAAATAACGTTATACTAAAGAATGGAGTTAAATACCCTGGAAACGAGCACGTTGGTGCGTTTGGTTGTGATAGCTACGACATTAGTGGTACTGTTGATGGTAAAGGTTCTAAAGGAGCGTTACATGGATTAACTAAGTTCAGTATGGAAGATGCTCCAGCTAACACATTCTTTTTAGAATATGTGGCTAGACCTCAAACTGCTGAGATCTTCTTTGAGGACGTTCTAATGGCACTTGTGTTCTACGGGATGCCAATACTCGCAGAGAACAATAAACCTCGTCTATTGTACTATTTACGTAGAAGAGGTTATAGAGGTTTCAGTATGAACCGCCCCGACAAGCTGTGGAACAAGTTATCTGTAACCGAAAGAGAGGTAGGTGGTATGCCGAACTCTAGTGAGGATATAAAACAAGCTCATGCCGCAGCTATTGAAATGTATATCAATGATCATGTTGGTCATTTAGAGGATGGTACTTACGGTACTGTATATTTCAATGAAACGCTGAACGATTGGAGTAAATTTAATATAAATAAAAGAACCAAGTATGATGCTGCCATAAGTTCTGGTTTAGCTATCATGGCTTGTAACAGACACATGTACCGACCAAACCCAGAGGTAGAGAAACGACCATTAGGTATAAATATATCTAGGTATACTAACACCGGATTTAATTCAACAATAATTAAAAAGTAAGTTATGGCAGAGTCTGCGATAAGGAATTTCCCTTCACAAGCAGTTAGTGATTTAGAAAAGATGACCCAAGAGTATGGGTTGAAAGTAGCTAGAGCTATTGAATATGAATGGTTCTCTGGTTCCACGTCTAAGTATAATAACAATATAAACAATTTTCACAAGTTGCGGTTGTATGCTAGAGGAGAACAACCAATACAAAAATATAAAAATGAGTTATCTATAAATGGTGACTTAAGCTACTTAAACCTAGATTGGAAACCTGTACCTATTGTACCTAAGTTTGTAGATATAGTAGTTAATGGTATGTCTCAAAGAACTTACGATGTAAAGGCTTATTCTCAAGACTCGTATGGGGTTAGCAAGAGAACTGAGTATATGGAATCTATGCTTAAAGACATTAGGTCTAAAGAGTATAACGATATGGTTCAAGAAGGTTTTGGTATGGATATTTACGAAAACCAAAAAGAAACTCTACCAGATACTGAGGAAGAACTAGCTCTTCACATGCAGCTAAATTATAAGCAAGCCGTTGAGTTAGCTGAAGAACAAGCTATTAATGTATTAATGGAAGGTAGTAAGTTTGATCTTATCAAGAAGAGATCTTTGTATGACTTAACTACTATAGGTATAGGTGCTACGAAGACTACATTTGATTGGAGTGATGGAGCTAAAATACAATATGTAGATCCAGCTAATTTAGTTTATTCATATACTGAATCTCCTTACTTTGAAGATATATATTACGTTGGGGAGGTTAAAGAAATCCCAATCAACGAATTGGTTAAAGAATTCCCTAACCTATCTGAGTCGGAGATTTACGATATAGTAGAAGGATCTAAAAGTTCTGCTAGATTGGTTAATCAGTATAATGGAGATAAGAATAAAATTAGTGTGTTATATTTCAATTATAAAACACATAAGAATAATACATACAAAGTAAAGGAAACTGGAACGGGTGCGAGTAAGGTTATAGAGAAAGATGACACCTTCAATCCACCAGCTGATATGGATGGCAACTACTCGAAGCTTGAAAGAGTAATGGAGTGTTTGTACGAAGGTGTATTAGTATTGGGTACTGATAAGTTATTGAAGTGGGAGATGGCTAAGAATATGTTGCGTAGCAAATCTAACTTTGATAAAGTCAAAATGAACTATAGTATCGTTGCACCTAGAATGTACAATGGTAAGATAGAATCTATAGTTAGTAGAATAACTGGGTTTGCTGATATGATTCAATTGACTCATTTAAAACTTCAACAAGTTCTATCTCGCATGGTTCCAGATGGAGTCTATTTAGATGCTGATGGATTAGCTGAAATAGATCTGGGTAACGGTACAAACTATTCTCCGCAAGAAGCTTTAAATATGTTCTTCCAAACAGGTTCTGTTATAGGTAGATCATTTACTTCTGAAGGGGATATGAATCCTGGTAAAGTACCAATCCAACAAATACAGAACGGAGCTGGTAGTAACAAGCTTCAGAGTTTAATACAAACTTACAATTACTACCTGCAGATGATTCGTGATGTCACCGGGCTTAACGAAGCTAGAGACGCGTCAACACCTGATAAAAACGCTTTAGTTGGTATACAGAAGTTAGCAGCAGCTAACTCTAATACAGCTACTAGGCATATACTACAAGCAATGTTATTATTAGCATCCGAATCTGCTGAGGCGTTATCTTTAAGAATTTCAGATATTGTAGAGTATTCACCTACTAAAGAAGCATTCATACAGAGCATAGGAGCTCATAATGTAGCTACGCTAGAAGAGATGAAGGAATTGCATTTGTATGACTTCGGTATATTTATAGAATTAATGCCGGATGACGAGGAGAAGCAAATACTAGAGAATAATATTCAGATAGCACTATCACAACAGTTAATAGACTTAGATGATGCGATTGATTTGCGTGATGTTAGAAATATTAAACTAGCTAATCAACTTCTTAAAATAAAGAGAAAGAAAAAGCTTGAGAGAGATCAGAAGATGCAACAGCAAAATATTCAAGCTCAATCTCAGGCTAATCAGGAAGCTCAACAAGCAGCTGCTCAAGCTGAGGTTCAAAAGAACCAAGCTAAGACACAGTCTGATGCTCAGTTAGAACAAACTAAAACTCAGTTGAAGATTCAATACTTACAGCAAGAGGCTCAAGTTAAGAAAGAATTAATGCAGTTAGAGTTTGAGTTAAACTCTAGATTACAATCTGGAGAGAGAGAGCTGAAGGACAGGCAAGAGGCTATGAGAGAGGATAGGAAAGATTCTCGAGTAGACAGGCAAGCTCAACATCAAAAAGATTTAGCAGATAGAAAAAACCAGGGTGAATCACTTAAAAAGTTTGAATCATCAGGTAATGATATAGTAACAGGTGGAGTAGGGTTAGATCAATTCTAATACACTGATTTTTAATTTTATAATATTTTATTATGGCAGAAGAATTAGAGAACGTAGTTGAGGAGACTACAGAACAAGTTGTCGAAAACACAATCGACGAATCAAAGTTTGAAAGCGCTGGAGATGATAGCGTTGTTAAAGTAGATTTAAGTAAACCACCAACCAATGAAACTGAAAAAACAGAAGCTGACCCAGCAGGAGTGGTGGGAAGCGATGAAGACACCGGAACCTCACAAGAACAAGAAGAGGTACAGCCGGAAGGAGAAGTACAAGAAACAGAAGCACCAATACTAGAAGAAGTAGCTGAAGAAGAAGTTGAAGCTGTAGAAGAACAAGTTGAAGAAGCTATAGCAGAAGCAGAAGCTACTGGGAAACCACTACCGGAGAATATCCAAAAGTTAGTTGACTTCATGGAAGATACTGGTGGGGATTTAAACGACTACGTAAATCTAAATAGAGATTTAACTAAGTTAGATGACTCTGAAATTCTAGACGAGTACTACAAGAAAACTAAATCTCATTTATCCGCTGAGGAAAGAAACTTTTTGTTGGAAGACAAATATGGTTTTGACGAGGATATGGATGATGAGCGTACAATAAGATCAAAGAAAATCGCTTTGAAAGAGCAAGTTGCCGAAGCGAGAGCCTACTTAGACGGGCAAAAGTCTAAATATTACGAAGAGATTAAAGCTGGAAGTAAGCTCACTAATGAGCAGCAGAAAGCTATGGATTTCTTCAACCGTTACAATAAGGAATCTGAAGAGACTCAGAGACTGACAGAAACTAATAAACGAGTTTTTCAACAGAAAACTGATAACTTATTCAATGACAAGTTCAAAGGTTTTGATTACAATGTCGGAGATAAAAAGTATAGGTTTAATGTTAAGAACGTTGAAGACGTTAAGACGAACCAGAGTGACCTCAACAATTTTGTCCAAAAGTTTTTGGATAAGAACAATCAAATGAGTGATGCTAAGGGTTATCACAAGTCTTTATTTACAGCGGCGAATGCTGATGCTGTTGCTCAACATTTTTATGAGCAAGGAAAAGCAGATGCAATCAAAGACACTGTAGCTAAAGGTAAGAACGTTAATACTGAAGCTAGACAAACTCACGGCGAGGCGCAAGTGGGTGGAGTTAAGTATAAAGTTCTAGGTGATTCATCGAGAGACTTCAAACTTAGAATTAAAAATAAACGCTAATTTTAAATTAAGAAAACATGGCAATTAATCAAAGCGCCCCAGTAGGTACTCCTGCTCCGGGCAAGCAAGCGTTAGCTAGCAATTATTTAGATTTTACAGGTACTACTGATGCTACCTGGGCACAACAATACTTACCAGACCTTATGGAGAAAGAAGCTGAAGTATTTGGTAACCGAACTGTATCTGGGTTTTTAGAGCAAGTTGGAGCTGAGGAAGCTTCCGCTTCTGACCAAGTGGTTTGGTCTGAACAAGGTCGTTTACACTTATCTTACGCAGGTACTTTAACCGGTGCTGCTTCTGGTACTGGTGTAGCTAATGGTAAAGTAGCTTTACCTTCTGGACATGGCCTTAGAGTAGGTGATACAGTTGTAGTATCTCACGCTACTAACAATAAAACCGCTGCATGTGTAGTTTCTGCTATTGAGACTCAAGCGTCTGGTACTTCTGCCGTAGGTGGAGCTATTACTTTAGCTGCCAATAACGTACACTTAGTTCCTTTTGTAGGTACTTCAGCTTATGTAGCATTAGGTGTGACTGGTACTAATGGTAATAGTGATGCTGTAACTTTATTCGTTTATGGTTCTGCTGCTGCTAAAGGTTCTGTTGGTAGAGCTGAAGCTGTTGAGCCTGAATTTAAGTCTTACGGAAACAACATGGCTATCTTAAAAGATAAGTATGAAGTTTCTGGTTCTGACGCATCTCAAATTGGCTGGGTTGAAGTTTCAGGTGAAGGAGGTCAATCAGGTTACATGTGGTATTTAAAAGCTGCAGGTGATACTAAAGTTCGTTTTGCTGATTACTGTGAAATGACTATGATCGAGTCTGAAGTTTCTACTAACGCTGAGCTTATCGCTGGTAAGTTAGGTGGTACTCAAGGGTTGTTTGCTGCCGTTAGAGAAAGAGGTATTGTCGCTGATGGTTTTGCAGCAAGTAATACATTAGATGATTTTGATCTTATTCTTAAGGAATTTGACAAGCAAGGTGCTATTGAAGAGAACATGATGTTCTTGAATAGAGACCAGTCTTTACAGATCGATGATATGTTAGGTGGTCAAATAAATACAGCTGCAGGTAATTCTTACGGTGTATTTGATAACAGTGCCGATATGGCTTTGAACTTAGGTTTCTCTGGATTCAGAAGAGGTTCTTACGACTTCTACAAATCTGACTGGAAATACTTAAATGATTCATCTACTAGAGGTAATGTTGGTTCTGCTAACGCTTATAGAACTGCTGGTATTATAGTTCCTGCAGGTACTAGCTCGGTTTACGACCAAGCTATGGGTAAGAACATCAGACGTCCATTCTTACATGTTCGTTACAGAGCTGCAGGTATGGAAGATCGCCGTTTCAAAACTTGGACTACAGGTTCAGTTGGAGCAGCTACTTCAGATTTAGATGCAATGGAAATGCACTTCTTATCTGAAAGATGTTTAGTAACTCAAGGTGCTAATAATTTCTGTTTATTAGAAACTAACGCATAGTGAATTATATTTAGAATGTTGGAGGGTTTAGGCCCTTCAACTTTCTTTTTTTTATTAATTTTTATTTTATTATATCATGGCTAAGAAGCAAATTGCAACAAAACCAAAAACTACTAAGGTAGTGGAACCAGAAATTAAAGCAGCTAACAAGACGATTGAGGCTGTTATTGAGAAACCTACAAAAAAATCTGATACTTGGGAATATAAGGATAGAGTTTATTTCTTATCAAACGAAAGTACTCCAGTAGCTCGAATAATGTCGTGTAAGAATATTTACTACTTCGACGAAGAGAAAGGTTACGAAAGAGAGATGATGTTAACTACGAATCAGAAGACTGTATTTGTAGACGAGATGGAAGGTGTTAAAAGACCTGAGCATATAATATTTAGAGACGGGGTATTAGTAGTACCTAAAAACAAAGTAGTATTACAAAAGTTATTATCACTGTACCACCCGATGCTAAATAAATTATACTTTGAAGATAAACCTGAAGAGCTAGCTAAAGAAGAAGTTCAAGATATACAGTTAGAACTTGAGGCTATGAACGCAGCAGTTAGTATGGACATCGACCAAGCTGAAGCTGTTATGAGAGCAGAGATCGGATCTGAAGTGTCTAGGATGAGTTCTAAGGAGCTTAAAAGAGATTTACTACTATTTGCTCGTAACAATCCAGAGTTGTTCTTAGAGTTGATGAATAATGATAATATACACTTACGTAACGTAGGTATTAAAGCTACTGAAGCTAGTATTATCTCCTTGTCACCTGACAACAGAACATTCACTTGGGGTAATACAGGTAGAAAATTAATGACTGTTCCATTTGATGAACACCCATACTCAGCACTAGCCGCTTGGTTTAAGACTGACGAAGGTATGGAAGTTTTAAACTCAATAGAGAAAAGATTGAATTAACATAGTTTAACATTATAATTATAGCCATCCTTGCGGGTGGCTATTTTTTTTACCCTATACTAACTCCTCGCTTTAATATGTAACTATAATATTGTAAAATAGAACCCAATGGTAACAAGGGTTTTAGTAGATAAAATAAAAATAAGATGGCAGTAAGTATAGATAATGTTTATCAGAAAGTTTTAGCTTTAGCTAATAAGGAACAGAGAGGTTATATAACCCCTCAGGAGTTTAACCTATTAGCTGATAAAGCTCAGAACGATATATTTGAAAACTACTTCAATGAGTTAGACTCGTTTCGGAAGAAACCAGGTAACGATACGGTTTATGCAGACGAGATAGATTCTATACAGGAGAAGATAAATGTACACGAAAAGTTCTTTCAATTCGTAACCATGTCCACTGGTGGTAGTGGTGCATTACCAACATACCATAAAATGGGGAAGTTGAGTCACCATAATAGCGCTCAAGAGATTCAAGTTAATGGAGCTGTGAGTTCTGCAGCTAATATAGTATTTGATTCTACAGTAGCTGCACTAGGTCTAGCTATTGGCGATGAGGTTTACTTAACAGCATCAGGTGCTCTACTAGGGAGTATAACAGTATTGGAAACAGGTAGTAATGCTAATACTATAACTATTAGTGCGTCAACGAGTATCACTGACGATCACTACGTAACTGTTATGCCAAATAGAAATAATAGTGGTTACAAAGAAGTACAATTGGTTTCTCAAAACAAACTAAACCATTACACAAACTCTAGTAAATTAAGTCCAACAACTAAGTACCCTGTGTATGTTAAAACTTCCGACACAACAATACAAGTATATCCTACGAGTATAAGCACTGGTGTCGTGTGTAATTATGTAGCTAAACCTGCTAAACCTAACTGGACTTATGTAGTTATAAATGGTAAAGCATTATATAATGCTAGCGGAAGTGGACGAACTGATTTTGAATTACACGCCTCTGAAGAAAGTACATTAGTAAATAAAATACTTGAACTAGCTGGGATTGTTGTTAACAAACCTGGCTTGTCAGAAGTTATACTTAGAAATGAAGCCATGAAAGAGGCTATCGAAAATAAATAATTATGGGGTTATTAGATATTACACAAAAGGCTTATTACGAAGGTGCAGACAAAGGTAACTACCAGTTTGTATCACTAGATGATATTATAAGTTCTTTTATGGTTGTATATGTAGGTGAGAATAAGATATTAACTAAAGTTAGTAGGACAGATGTGCAGTTCCACGGCATGAGAGCTATTCAAGAATTATCATACGATGTTCTACGTTCTCACAAAGCTTTTGAACAGGAGGTTCCTTCTACTTTGGTTATGCCTTTACCACAGGATTACGTTAACTACACTAAGATAGTTAGGGTAGATTCTAAGGGTATCGAGAAACCTTTATATCCTACTGGTAAAACTTCGAACCCATTTCCTATAAAACAAAGTGGGGATGATTATGTCTTTGATGATGGTGGTAGTTTAGACAGTCAAAGTGATGCCACAGCTTCAGACCCTCACACATCAGATACTCGTAGTAGATTCGGTACTATAGAAGCTAACAATATAGATTATGACTACGATGATGGTGATTTAATAAATGAAGATTTTCAAGGTCGTAGATATGGATTAGACCCTCAACACGCTCAGGTAAACGGTACGTTCTACATAGATAACTCAACTGGGTATATTCACTTTGGATCTGACTTAGCTGGAGCAACTATAATATTAAAATATATTAGCGATGGTTTAGGCACTGACGCTGAGATGGTAGTTCACAAGTTCTGTGAGGAAGCCATATATAAACACATTATGTATAGCTTGGTGTCTGGAAGATCTAATATGCCAGAATATGTAGTACAAAGATTTAAGAAAGAAAAGTTTGCAGAAACTAGGAAAGCTAAGATTAGACTTTCTAATATTAAGATGGAAGAGTTCACTCAAGTATTAAGAGGTATTAGTAAACCTATAAAGTAGTATAAATGGCGGAGATTAAACATACGTTCACGGCTGCTAAAATGAACAAAGATCTTGACGAGAGACTTGTTCCTAACGGTGAATACAGAGACGCGATGAATATACAGGTCAGAACTACTGAAGGTGGTTCTGCTGGTGCTGTTCAGAATATACAAGGTAACACGGCGGTTTATACCGCTTTTACTGGTTTAGATGCTACAGGTGTTAAAGCTATTGGTAGTGTGAACGACGAAAAGAATGACAAGTCTTACTTCCTACTAGCTGCACCTAAATTCGACATATTCTCTTCGGATGGCACTATCAACACTAGTCTGTTTAGTGGTACTAGATATTGGAGAGACGCTATAGTAGAGGTTAAATCTAACGGTGTTGGATCGAATGTTGTTGTAGATAATTTTGCTATAACAGAACCTTTAAGTTCTTTCAACGACGTTTCAGGGGAGTTAGCCGCTAGTGATTGGAGCCAACTGACTGAAGACCAAACACCTAACGCTAACAATTATAGAATTGGTATGCAGTTACAAGCGTTTAAGGCTGACGGTACCGCTGCATTCGCATCACCACCAACAATAGTGAAACTGAGTAGTGGTACTATTTATTTCGATAGAACAGTGGCTGAAGCCTTCAATTCCACTAACTGTGCATACCTAGTATGGACACACCCAAAAGCTTTAGGGTTTGATCAAGATCACTTAATCACGGGTATAAATATTGTAGATGAGTTTTTATTTTATACTACAGGTAATTCTGAGCCTAAGAAAATAAATGTAAGAAGAGCAAAAGCTGGTACTACCGCTGCCGTTAGTAACCCAACGAAGCACACAAAGCTATTTGTCGACCCTCAAAATGGTGGACCAGCTAAATCCATAGCAGACTATGAGACTAATCACAATGGTGACCTACTAGAAGAACATGTAACGGTTATAAAGAAAGCACCTAGGTCTGCACCAACATTGGTTATGAGTAAAACTGTTGGCGAGGCTGGGACCAATGAATTTCCTGTAAACGACTTTAACTTTAAACAATACGCGGTGTCGAGTAATGCTATAAATGTTGGTGACCCAATAGCCATCAATGTTAACGCATCAGAGTTGGATATAAAAGTTGGTAGTACTTATGTACTACGAGTAGCTGACAGTACTCTAACCCCAGTGCCAACGGTGTCTATACTTATTACAAGTGTAGGTGGCGGTGTAGGTTGGAATAACATTATAACTGCAACACTAATTTCTAGATCCTCTAATACTACTAATAGCCACACTGATTGGGTAGCTACTTTAAGCTCTGAAGATGATAAACTATTTGAGTTAAAATTCGCTAGATTTGGTACTAGATATAGATACAACGATAACGAGTACTCTAGTTTCTCACCATTCTCTGAAGTTGCTTTTCTACCTGGTGAGTATGAATACAACACCAAGAAGGGTTATAACTTAGGTATGGTAAACCTGCTTAGAGATTTAAGACTTAAGAATGTTATACCAACTGGGAATGAGGTTAGAGTAGACGAAGTTAAATCTGTAGACATATTATATAAGTCAACAGACTCTCCTACCGTTTACGTTATAAAAACTATAAATAGAGATTTAGATCCTGAGTGGAAAAAATTAAGTACTGGATATGTAGATACTGAAATAAGAATAACGTCAGATATGGTACATAAGGTTGTACCTGACGATCAGATATTAAGGTCATGGGATAATGTACCTAGAGTAGCTAAAGCTCAAGAGATAGTAGGGAATAGATTAGTATATGGTAACTATACTCAGGGTTATAACCTACCTTTCAATGTTGCTGTAGATCAAGGTGTTACAACTAAAAACACGGCTAGCGTTACATCTCCTGTTAAGTCAATAAAATCAATGAGGTCATACAAATTTGGTGTAGTTCTTGGGGACAAGTATGGAAGGGAAACACCTGTGATGGCAGCAGGTACTAAGACTTTTGTTAATGAAACTTCTGGCACTACAACTAGTAGCGACTCTAGTTATTTAAGCAAGTCTAAGGCTACATCAGTAAATAAGTTTACAGTTAAACAAAACTGGGATCAAGACGGTATTACCAATACTCCTCCTAGCTGGGCAGATTATGCGAAGTATTACGTTAAAGAAACGTCTAATGAGTATTACAATTTAGTAATGGATCGTTGGTACAACGCTGAAGATGGTAATATATGGATCTCCTTCCCTTCTGCTGATAGAAATAAAGTAGATGAGCAAACATTCTTAACCTTAAAGAAGGCTCACGGTTCAGATGACTTTGTACCTGATGAAGGTAGATATAAGGTTTTATCCATAAAGAATGAGGCACCTGAGTTTATCAAGCATGAGAACAGGATGGTGAATAAGCTAGTAGTTGGTGATGATATTTCAAACGATGGAGATGTAATATATACTAGTGATAATGAACCTCAAGACTTAACTCAACGAATTAAATTCAATTTATCGTCAAACGAAATCACTAGTCAACAATTTAAAGGGACTGTAAAAGTTAGGATTGTAGCTCATGCTAAAGCTGGAGGATCAACAACTAATATACTAAAATCTGGGTATAAAACCGCTACAATAAATGGTGATACAACTACACCAAAGTTTAGCATATCGTCACCCTTTGGTGAGCAAGGTTTTGTAGATAAATTTATAAACGCTGGGAACTACGTAAATGCAGCTGCCGCTAAGGATGATGAAGATGCGATTGAGTATTTCTACGAGTTTATGGACCAAGTTGTTGTCAACAAACCCGAGTTCGATGGTAGGTTCTTTGTTAAAGTAGATAGAGATGCTACTTTAAATAATTTCATATTAAAAATCACTAATGACTCTCTATACAATACGACAAGTAGTAGATGGTACAGCTACGTAGACTCTACTTACACTAGCCCTACCGGTGGTGATAATTTTGGTGGTTTTGGATCTGGAGTTATAACTAGTAGTAACGATTACTTTGCTGTTGATAATAGTAGTGGTAACAGTACGACATCTGCTTTTTGGGGTGAGTACACTAATGCAGCAAGTAACCAAGGTGTTTTTATAGATGCTGCTGACCATGCAGGTACGTGGGATAAAAACACTTATTACATAGCTTCAGGAACCACTGGCCTTACGGTTGGAATCGATGAGATCGAAAGTGATACAACTACTGGTGGTGTCGATAAATTTACCAAATCTGGAACTAGCAGAGGTATTGCTAAATCCGGTATGATCGGTGTTAACAATGGTACTTATGATAGAATATTTTTCTCAGTTATAAAGAACGGTAATTCAAGTATTGATGAGAGCACATGGGAAGCTCATAACGGGCTCAAGAACTTTGAGAATGCTATGCAAGCTGGTGGGACTCGATTTAGATTTGCGTTTGACCCTAACCAAACTGTATACGAAGTTATATCGTCAGGTGGTACAGAAACAAACCCTACTCAAAGTGGGATAGTTAAGCTAAGAAACTGGTATGGAGTGACTGACAATGATTTAATAAATTCTGCCCCTGGTGATAATAAGTCTAGAGAATCTTTTTACACAACATTTAGAAGAATAGCTGGTAATGAAGTAACTAATGAGGGGATAGATCTAAGTGAGTGGGACCCGAGAACTGGTATTAACCATGATGGTTCTAATAGTGCAAAGATTGAAATACTGGATACTATCGAGACTTATGATGGTGAATTAGAAAGTGATTCAAGCGGTGCTGTATGGGAGACTGAACCTAAGGAAGGTCCTGAGTTAGATGTATATTATGAAGCTTCTAATGCTATACCTATTAGATTGAATGATAGTAATACTATAGAGTTTGCCCCATTGAATTCAACAGTAAACATATATAATCCTAACACTCAAGAGGAGAGAGATATATCTAATCAGCCTGTGACCGTATCTAGAGTATTTAATAGTGTGGTTCAATTAAAAGATTCTACAGGATCTATATGCACGGACAATGACATTACTATAGGTGACACTATAGTCTTCACTCATCCTGATGGTGCTAAAACTAGATCGACAGTTACTATGTTTGCTCACAATGATATTATTTCCGAAGGTGTTGTGAAAACTAATGGTAGTGCAACAGGTTATTATCAAATAGATAATAGTGCATACAAAAATACGGTTCAATTAAACTGGTCTAACTGTTATACTTTCGGTAACGGCGTAGAGTCTGATAGAATTAGAGATGATTTTAACGCTTCAACTATAGACAATGGTGTGAAAGCTTCAACAGTATTGTTAGATTACAAGAGAGAGGATAAATACAATAGTATGATATACTCATCTATATTTAACCCTAACTCAGATGTTAATGGTTTGAATGAATTCAACATGTCTCAACGTATCACTAAGGATTTAAACCCTGTGTATGGTAAGATACAAGCTTTAAAAACTAGAGACACTGATTTAATAACTTTTACTGAAGATAAAGTATTAAGACTACTAGCCAATAAAGATGCTTTATTTAATGCTGATGGTAATACTAATATAACAGCATCGGATAGAGTACTTGGTCAAGCTGTACCTTACGCTGGGGATTACGGTATATCTAATAACCCAGAATCCTTAGCCACTGATCAATACAGAATGTATTTTACGGATAAGCAAAGAGGTGCTGTTCTAAGATTATCTAGAGATGGTATAACGCCAATATCTAATGTTGGTATGAAATCTTGGTTTAGAGAAAACTTACATCAAGCAAATGATTTAATCGGTAGCTTCGATACTGTTAATGGTGAGTATAACTTATCAATACATTACAAACCTGAGTATAGTTTAACTGATACTACTATAGCTTTTAACGAGGGTAGTAAAGGTTGGGTTAGCTTTAGGTCTTTCGTTGCTAACACTGGTTTATCTGTCAGTGGTGAATACTTTACATCTAAAGGTGAGAAAGTATACAAACATCACGTTGATGTTGATTCTTCAGGTAATACAGTAGCAAGATGTAATTTTTATGGAACTACAAGACTGCCCCATATAACCGTACTTTTAAATGATATACCAGGTGTGGTTAAGAATTTTAAAGCTATAAATTATGAGGGTAGTCAAGCTTACGTACTTGAACTTAACAACTACAACGCTAGTAGTGCTGGCTATTCTGGCACGTGGACTGATGGTAACTTTAGTGCGTTAACTAGCACTGTGTCGACTTTTCCTTCAGCAAGTGGGTGGAAGATGCAAGAAATATCTACAGATATGGACAAAGGTAGTGTAGCTGAATTTAAGGATAAAGAAGGTAAATGGTTTGGTTATATAGTTGGAGAGTTTGGTGGAATCGAGAATCTTTCAAAACCACGCTTAGAAGAATCTCAATTATATACTCAAGGTTTGGGTGTCCCAGCCGCGGCTATAGAATTCAGTGACGGTGCTGATACTAACTACGAATTAACAATAGAAGGTGGAGAATAATGGCTAATTATACAACGAACACAATAACAAAAATCGTTAGCGCTGGGAACAACAACGTTAATGCAGACATGTATATAACTCCTAACCCAGGGTTTGTAGTCAGGGCTACCGACTTCACTGCTGTAGATAATCCAGATATAGGTACTATTACTATTGGTTCAATAGTAGATACAACATCAGCTTACGCTATAGGTAATACAGTTAAAATACCTATAACACTAACTAATTATGTTATGTCTCCCTCTGATAAGAAGTTGAAGATAGATATAACTGGTGACGCCGTACTATATAGCTCGCTGACTCAGACTGTACCTATAAGTTTTACTATAAATAATAATTTAACAACTGGTGTTGCTAGTGGAATAACTATGACTTCTGCTGCTGGGGCTAATGATATGACGGTAAGTAGTGGTACGCCAGGGGCTAGTGATGTAGTGTTTAGTGGAGACGCTACTTTCGTTGAAGGCGCTCAAGAGGTTGGGGTCGGGAGTATTGTTTTAACCGCCGAAACTGGGGCTGTTACAGGTGTCAGTGCTAATTTTAGTAACAGTGATACAACTACAATAAATAACTCAAACTTAGTCGGAGTTTCTGTAGGTGATTTAGTGACTGGTAATAATGTTACTGAGGGAACTTTCGTTATAGGTATAACTAATACTGGTACGAGTTCATTAGTAAAGGTTAGTAACAATTTAAACGGTACTATATCTCTTACGTTCACACAAGATCAAGTGTTTGACGAAAACCCATTGGTTGATGTAGTAGAAGTTGCTAACGAAATAATCGACGGTATACCTAGACAAATAACAGTAGTACCATCAGACGTTACAACTAATGACGAGGGGTATGCTAAAAGCATAACACTGAATTTATTTGCAAGTACTAAAGCACCTATACGTAAGAGTGATAATCTTAGATTAAACTTAACTGGTAAATCCTCTAGTATAGTTAGGACCAATAAAATAAAAGGTATAGACTTTGGTAGTACAACTATACATCCTGGTGGTGAGACTAGAACTATAAAGGTTTATGGTGATGTTGGAGCTAAATTTAACATGGCATTAGTAGATAGTGCAAGTTCTCCCGTTAATGTATTTACAGCGTTGAGCAATGCTGTTATACCTGCAGGTACGTCGTCTAGTAAAGGTCAAGGCGTGTACACTCAAGAGGTTGTTATCCCAGCAGGTGTCAACGGGACAGCTGGTAGTATTCACAAACCACCTTACAAATTGGATATAAGTGCTGGTATTAACACTCTTAAAGATGATGCTATAAATACTGCTACACCTGACTATACATTAAATCAATACGCTTATCCTAAGCTAACTATAAATTCAGTGAACGCCGCCAACCAGCCGTATGTTTTACCAGCGAGTAAAGTTATAATTGGTAGGCCCAACACATCTGCTAGTCACTTGAATCAGTTAAAGCCAGTTGGTGATACTATAAATATTGAGTTTGTTTTAGTAGGGAATAACTCCCAAACAACGTTTGGATCTCCATTAGTCTCTACCGTGGCTAGTACACATATAACAGGTCATGATGCTGCTGTAGCAACTATATCTAGTAGTGCTATAAATAGCATCACACGCGGTGAGATAGTTGATAAGTTTGGTGTGGCTACTGAAATCTGTACGATAAAATTCACCTTGAGGCTAGGTGAGTTTGGAACTACGGACAAAACATATACCGTGAAGCTAAATGAGTTAATAACAGCAGCAACTGAATAGTAAACATAAAATATGGCAACAGCAACTCTACATTTCAGCACAATAAATACATCGCTTCAAGAAGGCGACAATGTATTCTACACGACACCTACAACTAACGGAGCGTATACTACGGCAGATTCGTTTGGGACTAAATGGTTAGGTAAGGTACAATCTATAACACCACCACCAAGTGGAGGGAACTATGCTGTAGTGGTCGATATACAAGCAACAAACCATCCGGTAGCAAACCCTGCAGATACCGACTACTTCTTTTTTCAGAAAGACAAAGGTGTTAATCAATCAGGTGTCCTAGGTTACTACGCTGAGGTTAAAATTGAAAATACATCTACTGTGAAAAGTGAATTATTTTCAATCGCAGCAGAAATATCTGAAAGTAGTAAATAATAAGATATAAACGTAATTATAACTATAACTAAAAATAAAATATTATGGGACCATTAATTCCATTAGTATCCGCTGGTGTTAGTTTAGCCACTGGAATATTCGGAGCTAGTAGAGCCGCTAAAGCCCAGAGGAAAGCTGAGGCTGAAGAGAAAAAGAAAAGAGCTGAGATGGATAGACTTAAAGGTGTCTATGCAAACTTAGATACTAGCAATCCATTTTTAAACATGGAGAACACTATGGAAGACTTAACAGTCAACCAACAACAGGCTCAGTTTGAGTCACAGCAATTTCAACAGAGTCAAGCAAATATAATGAGTGGCTTAAGAGGTTCTGCTGGTGGATCTGGTATAGCGGCCTTAGCACAAACGTTAGCTCAGCAAGGGCAGTTAAACGCTCAACGATCCTCTGCTAGTATTGGTAGACAAGAGTCGGCTAATCAAATGGCTGCGGCTAGGCAAGCTGGTACTATTCAGATGCAAGAGAGAAGAGGTGAGGTAAAATCAAGACAGATGAAGAGAGATCAAGCTAGTACATTACTAGGTATGTCACAGCAAGAGACTGCAGCTGCTAGGAATCAAGCATCTATGGCTGAGCAAGCTAAATGGAGTGCTATCTCGGGTGGTATACAAGGAGCTGTTGGTTCCGTCGGTAGTGGTATGCAGTCAGGTGCATTTAGTGAGTGGGGAATAGAAGGAATCGGGAGTTAATTATGGCAGTAGATTCAACATTAGTAAGCGGAGCTTACAAGGCTAACCAACCACAAGGTGTTGTTGGA